GGCCTCCAGGTTTCGTACAAGTCCAAAATTTGTTCTACAAGCTCGAACCCGTCCCAACGTCCGCGTACACAATCTACTATATAGAGTTTATCGTACTCGTCTACACCTACAACTAAACCTACAGAATAATCATTACGTTCTCTTTGTCCTATAGCCAAGTCCCACGCGCAATAATATTTAAGTTCATGATAATCTACATCGGCCTCATCATAGTAATTAATCATGTCCCTATTAAAATAATCACCTTCATCGGCAACTGGATTTTGTTGATACAAAGCCGACCAGTCCCTTGGTCCTATTGCTCTTCTAATTTTACCTAAAGAAGAAGCGCCGTACCGGTCTGGGTGTAATGCTTCTCCTTCTTTTCTAAATTCTTCGTCGTGTTCCGCAATTGCAGGGTATTTAACTACCTCCCATTCATCAGCACCGTCGGCCGCCGCTTGTAATAATCTCCCCGCCAAATCATCATCGTGCCATCTCGTTAAAATAATAAGTATTCCGCCACCAGGCGCTAAACGTGTATATGCCGTTGAGGTATACCAATCCCATACTGCTTCTCTGTTATATTCCGATTCGGCGTCTTCTCTGTTTTTTACTGGATCGTCGATCACCAATACATGAGCACCTTTACCTGTAATACCACCACCCACGCCAGCAGCAACATAACCCCCACCTTTAGTCGTTAACCAAGACTCAACGGACTGGGATGTTGGGTCTAGAATCGCGCCATTAAATACATTTTTATAATTAGGCTCTCTTAACTGGTGTCTAACTTTTCTAGAGAACGACATAGCTAGGGATCCTGAATAAGAACAACTAATAAACTCGTGTTCTGGGTTTCTCCCTAAATGCCAGGCGGGGAACGCAACACTAGCCAAGGTCGATTTCCCATGCCGAGGGGGCATAAACAACATAAGCCTGGGCGATTTTCTATCGAATACGTCGTTACTAAACGTCTCAAGTCGTTGACAGATGTCCTTATGCACCCATCCTGCTTGGTAATTAGGGTCAAACCGTTCTACGAATGGAAGCATGCGTTTACGTGCAAGCGCCCGAAGTGCGAGTTCTCTATGAGCAGCAGCTTCTTGAGAAAGTTTCTTCTGCTCTTCGTCCGTCGTCGGTTTAGTTTGGGGGGGAGCTAAACGCTCAGCTTTTTCTGCTTTACAATAAACGCACACCCCATCCTCGGAAGGGAACAAAGTGTCGGGGTGCAACGCTTTACATACGTTACACTCTATTTTTTTAATCTGCACCTTTTGGTGTCTTTTTGGGGGGTTTCTGAGCTTTAAGTATAAACATGCCTTGTTGATCTTGTTTTAAATCTGCTCGATACGTTTTTCTTTTAGCCGCTCTGGCTTGAGCCTGCTGATGGTATTTAGTCATCGGTACCTCCCTTTGGTGTTAAATACTGGTTGTCAACTCCTGCTATTTTTAAAAGCTCAGAGTCAGGCAGCTTTTCAAGTTGTTCTATAAAAGCTACATTAATATTTATTTGTGGGGCATCCTCGGGGGTAAATAGACCGTGGAGCTTGCATAAAGAATCTACAACATTTTTCTCTTCGGTAGAGGTTACAGACTTTCTATGTGCCTCCAGGTACATGGTGGTGGCTTGCTGCTTATCGAACTTAATTGCTTCTCGGAATTCATCGCGCAAATGAACCAGGGCTTTTTGCACTACAGGCTTCTTAAAAATCTTGTACACATGTTCTGCATCCGCGTACCCTGCGGCACGTCCGGCAGCAGCTTTTCCCATGCCGCGTAGGTGAAATAGTATGAGTCTTTCCTCTTGAACCGAAAGCTCGTTAAGTTTTACCTCCATATAGGGGTAATGGGACTGCATTTCAGCGCGGTCAACGTCAGAAATTTCTATTTTTTCTAATGGTTTAGCCATAGTTTAAATATTATATGTCCAATATACGTGATTTTGCGAATTTTTACCAAAAAAAGCAACCTGAAAAAGTTTATTTGAAAAATATAGACGACCATCGCTCACTCATACCCCCTCTTCGCTCTCGAGAGTGTACCCCCTTCCCCGATTCAAGTATTTGTCACCTTGTTTCTGAAAAAAAGACTTTGGAACCTTGTATTGAGTTCCCTCCCGAAAAGAAAACTCCTCGTCCCTCGTCATTAATACATTGTTTGTATGAAGTCAATGGATTCCCCATTGGCACACATAGGAGCCACATCATGGCTACTTTGGTCTTAGGTTCGATCGTTACCTACAAGAACGATCACTACGTCGCCCTCGGCTACGATGGTAACCTGGTTACCATCATCGCACCGCATAAAAGCCAGCGAAAGCTGAGAGTTAAGCGCGGTAACGTAACCGTTGTTGATGCTTCACCGTTGATCCAGGTCGTTCACACTACTGGCGATTACCTCGTCCGCCTTCGGAGCGAGTTAATCATCTCACTCACCACCAACCGAGTGATGAACTGGCCTGATGATAATGGTAACCGCAGAGAGATCCTCCGGAAGGCGGTTGATCCTTCTCACGCCACAAGCTGGCTTTCTTTCTACAGAAGACATGTTAAGGCATAGCCATCAAGGGTGGAGAGCTTCGGCTCTTCACCTTTTTTTGTCACCCAGGGTTCGCGGCTCGCTATCGCTCCCACGCTCACAAGAGCATTCACGGCTCGCTTCGCTCCCACGCTCACAAGAGCAAAGCAAAGCAAAGCAAAGCAAAGCAAAGCAACACGAGCGGAGCTCGTGAATAGATCCCTTAATAGTCGAAACGCAATAAAGCGTCATACTTCTAGTTGAGAAGTATCTGATGAGACTAGTCTCAGGGTGAGGAACTTCGGTTCTTCACCCTTTTTAATTCCAACCAGCCCAGGAGGGCAACAACACAATGATTGAGCTAACTAGAACTGATCCATTCACAGGCAAAGTTAACACTATGTCGTTAGACGTCACCTATGAACAGATAGACTCATGGGTAGATGGTGAGTTAATACAAAACGCTTTCCCTAATCTAACAGCTGATGAAAGAGAGTTTATACAAACAGGTATAACTTCGGACTCTTGGGATAAATTCATTGGCGGTGATGATGATGACGACGTTACCCCCCACACACGCGATGATAGCCTCGATGCTGCCTTCGAATTATTATTTTTCAAGTTAAAGTAACTACTCTCAGGGTGAGGAACTTCGGTTCTTCACCCTTTTTTTGTCACCCAGGGTTCACGGCTCGCTATCGCTCCCACGCTCACAAGAGCAAGAGCAAGAGCATTCGCGGCTCGCTTCGCTCCCACGCTCACAAGATCAAGAGCAAGAGCAAGAGCAAGAGCAAGAGCCAGGGATGAAGTATGCGCCGTACTACTATCATCACTATCCTGTAAAGCAAAGCAAAGCAGAGCAAAGCAGAGCTGAACACGAGCCGAGCTCGTGAATAGATCCCTTAATGAAATTCATGAATGGTTCATGGATAACAATAAGCACCATAGGAGGTGTAACGTGAGTAAAGCATACTCGCTAAAGGTCAATCGAGGCTATAAAGCAAAAGACTCGAACGACAATACAGTTAGCAAGAACAGATGGGTTCAACTCGGCACCATGTCAAAGAACAACGGAGCAGGGCACACACTTCATCTCGACTTACTACCACTCATAGATCCTACTACTGGGAGACCAGAGAAAGTACAAGTCTATGAAATAGAGGCTAGGAAGGAGGAAAGCAACAATGACGCAATCTAACGTTAAACAACATCTTAAGAAGGCGTCCAATATGTCCTTTGGTCAAATAATAGGTGGCATCACCAGGTTAACGGGTAACACCGTCAGTCTTGGCTTCAAAGCCATAGGCGCTACAGTCTATGTAGCAGACAAAGCGGTCAGCGCTGGTCTTCAAGTAGGCAAAGCAGCATACGATGAAACCAAGAAAGGTTATCATCAAACCGATGACATACTATCATCCAACCCAGAGCCTCAACCGGCCAAACGTGAACCCCAGCAAATGGACATGTTTGACCAGATCTAACGAACGTCGTCCCTTGACACGTACTTAAGTCAAAGGAGGTGGTTACTAAAAGCCCACGGGGAGATGAAAAGCTCCCCACCCCTATAAATTCCAACCAACCCAAGGAGGGCAACAACACAATGATTAAGATAACTAA